TACTGGCAATATGAACCATATCAGTCGCATTTATGGTTTCAATATAATAGTCGCCGTCAATTCTTTTCTTTGTGTTCATAGTGGACCTCTAGCAGTATTTACCATCTTAAGAAACTTGTCCATTGTTAATATTTGTACATTTACTAGATTGTTAAACTGTTTTACAAATGCACTTTCTATGCCCTCTACTCTATAAAACTGTCTGTTTGGATAGTCTTCTGTAAGTTTCACAAGTTGATTTATCCAGTTACCAGCATATGTTGGCGGATCAAGTTCTTTTTTATAAAACTGTGTATCAACATAAACATTATTAAACATTCCATTTGTTGTGCCCAAGTCCATGCCAATCAAATAGATGTCACTGTGTCCATCAATACATGCAAGAGCAGCCGCATTAGGTCCGCTGCTGAAACCTTTATATTGGTTACTTAAATCTTTGCCACCTAGATCAACTATAGGTTTGCGTGTGTGAAATCTGTGCTTTTGTGCATAACCACTTTGTTGAATACTATCTGCTATTGGTCTATCTGTTGCAACAAGACAATCTGGAGTAAAGGTCTTACACAACCAATTGCATCCATAGGTAGCACCCAATGGCGATAACTTTGTCAAGTCAACCGACAGTCTACTTTTGCCATTGCCTAAAATAAAAGCTGTACTCATAAAAAAACCCTCACTGTACTTAATACAGTAAGGGCTTGGTTAGTTAAAAAACTATCTATTATCCAAATTCAGGATTCTCAACTTGTACTAAGTCACGTGTTGCTGGAGATGCAGATGAACCTGATCCACCAATCTTCACTGTGTCGTCTAGTATGTTAAAGTAGTTTAACAATACTGGAGCATCTGCAAAAGATATTCCATGTTTGTTGCTTAAACGCTTCAAGCGTACCAATGATGAACCAACATCGCCATATGTCACTGTCATACTTCCTGTTGATAAACCAGAATCAGCTTCGTTTGCTAGTGTACAAATTCCACATTCTGCAACTGTTCCTGATGAACCAGCGGCTGAAGCAGCTTCAACACTAAAAATATGTCCTACTGCTATTGTGCCTTTGCCGGCGCCCATTGATGCCCAGTCAGTGTCACCAACTGCAACAACTCTTACTGTACTACCAACTACTGCGTCTGCAGGGTCAATTGCACTTGCGTCTAATCTTGATACTAAAAACTTTGAAGCACCTTTTTGTCTTAGAATAAAACCTTCGCCTTCAGCAGTAATGCTTCCACCTGTAGGTCTAACTCTTGTTGTTGTAACTGGAAAAGTATTAGAGCTTGTGCTAATGTTACCACCAACTACACCAAAGAATAATTCGCCTGCTGGTGTTCTGTTTGCAACGTCATCACCAGGATTGTTATATCCTGCATCTACTGTTTCAGATATTTTTATTTTTAACGGTCTTCCCATTTGTTTTCTCCTTATAAAGTCCCGTTCTAGCGGGTACGCAGTTTTGTCTGCATAAACACATTATTGTGCAGTAATATTTATGGAGTCAAGTATAGTTTTTTCTATTGTGCCACTGTGAAATAAATGATAGTTATGTGTAACTTTTTCAATGTTTTCCTCTGTGTACATATTTTCTGATAACTGATTGACAACTTGTTCAATACGTTGTATACTACACTTGGTTAGATCGTAAATGTTATCAAAAGTTTCAAACCCAAAGGTTCGAAGCCAGGCATTGGTTCCTGCACTTCCAACAACATGAAAAAATTGTCCACTTGCTATTGGTTTCCATAGTTTTTCGCTTGTAAATTCTATATCAACTGTGCTTTCCGTAACAATATTGCATTCAGTATTAGTATATGCATCATGAGATACAGTATGATCGTTTGAAGCAGTGTTATCATCATCAATCCAGGTTAGAGGAAAATCCACTTTATTTTTCATAGCTTCTTGATAGTACTTTCCAAATTCCTCTTTATTACTATAATAAACATTGTTTCCATTATAAGGGTCTAATGGATAAAATGTAAAGATCATATTTTGAAGTAAACTATTATGTTTTAATAAAGTATACAACAACAATCGATGCGACCTTGGGTTTCGATTTAGACAACTATATCGGTATTGTCTGCCAATCGACAGAGGAGGCAAATGTTGGTTCTTAAATGCAAACAACCAACTTGGGTAAAGGATTTCATTGTGCATACGTGCAGTGAATTCGCTTGACAATAAGAACCCAGATATGCTTTTGCTTTTTGACCATATTTCTATTTTTGTTGATAGTAATCTATCAATTATTGGATCAGCAGAATGATCAAAGATTACTTGCTGGATATATGTGTGTTTGTCTAGTAGAACATTGGTTGTGTGTTGTATCTCATCAAAATTTTTCATACCCATCGATATGAACAAGGTTGTCTTCTCAACCTTTTTTAACAGAGGAACCAATTGTATAGGAAGATCTTGTATTTCATCATTGTAGTACAAGTGTTTCATAAGATTATTTACTCAAAAAAATAGCACCCGAAGGTGCTATTTTGCATAAAGTTTTTGTAGTCTTATGAGAAAGACAAGTTAGTAATAGCAATCTCACCTAAGTAGTCACCAGCGTTACCAAAAGATGACGCAGTGTTTGTTAACTCGATATAACCATATCTAGTCATAAAACTTACTACTGGCTCAAATGATGCCGGATCTAAGACAACACCTGAACTCATCAACGGTACGTAAGGACAGTAGAAAGCTGGAGCGTCAGTTTCTGATGCACCTTTGTATCCTACTAATACTGCTGTTGCATCTGATGCATATGAATCACAGAATATTCTCATTGTACCGTTTAATGTACCTACAAACTTTGTGTTTGTTGGTGCTTCAAAAGTACCTTCTGTTGTTCTAGCAAATGCTGAAGTTGTAGCTGATTGTAAAACTGTTAACGCTGCAGGAGAAACAACTGCATAGTTACCTGCACCACGTCTTGTACGTTGTGCAATTAAGTTAGCTGTTCTGTTTATTAATACTGCTAAAGCGGCATGTTCATCACCAACGAAAGTAGCAGTACCTGATACTGCAGCCTGGTTGTATGTGAATTCAGTTGCGGCTAATGTACGTAGAGATAATAGAATCTCTTGATCGATTTCAGCAGTGATCTCTTGAGCTAATGCTGCCATGATTTCTGCTTCTACGTCGATACCGTGCATTGCTTGTGCATCTTGAGCTGCTTCAAAAGTCCAACGTGCTTGTAGCTTACGAGTTTTTGCTTCAACTGTTTGCTTTAAGATTTGAACTGAAATATTACGTCCACCTGATCCTTCAAGTATTGCAGTATTTGCGCCAGCATATCCTGCTTGAGCTGCTTGTACTACACCAGCGGTAACTGTTGTTGCACTTGAGTATGCTTGAGCAATTTTGAATGGTGACAATGCTTCTTCACCAGCAACTGTTGATGTTGCGGCTGCTGAGTTGTCTGTCATTGCGTTAGCATAACGTACTCTTAGTGTATGAATTTGTCCAACTGGACCTGTCATTGGCTGAACACCAACTAATTCGTTAGCAATAACTGTTGGCATAACACGTCGAATAACAGGTAAAATAACTCTGTTTAGTGTTGCAATGTTACCTGAACTTGTTGATCCTGCAGTTGCATTCTCAGCCAAGTGCTTGCGTGTGTTTTCTAAAACAACACCCATTGTAGATCTACGAGTTCCTTGTAAGCCTTCTAGGAGGGCTTCTTTGGTCTCGCTCCATCTGTTTTCTAGTAGTTCTTGTGACATTTCTGTCTCCTTTTTCTTTTAGTTTTAAAGCCCTGCTAGGCGTTTAAGTTCAATAACGTTGTTAGCGTCATCATCTGTTTTTATAACCTTTGCAGTTTTGTTACCAGTTTGTTCAGTAAGTGCAGTGGCTTTTTTAATGCCTTTTGTCTCGCTGATTACTGCTGGCAAATATTTTTCAAAAGCGTTCTTCAATCTAGATGTCTGAACGTTTTCAAGTAGACTAGTCATAACAGATCTCTTCTCGTCGTTAAGAGGAGACAGAAGTTCGTCCAATGTAGCATCACGCTCATTGGCTTCTTTAATGACTTTAATCTGGTGGTTTTTATTCTCAATAAGCGTCTTAGCTTTGTCTTGAGTTTTGATGGCTTCTGCCAACTGTTTATCTTGTTCTGCAATTTTTGCATTAAGTTTACGTACTTCCTCATTTTCATTTAAATGTGTAGCACCAAACTCTGTTGCATATGCTTCGAAGATTCGACGACCAAAATTGTTCTCACGAGCAATTTTAATGTCTTCTTGTAGTTGACTTAGTTCAGCCTTAAGATGTGTTGAAACAGTGGCTGTCCT